AGAAAAGCATGTGACGAAGCAGGAGCAGGTGTTGTTAAAATAGCATCCCTGGAGGAACTGAGTGAAGCTTTGTAGCAGATGTGATATTAGGTTTAGCCCAAAGGTCAGTTATCAAATTTACTGTAGCCTTGAGTGCAGAGACCTTGCTACAAAAGATAAGATTCAGGAAAGATATCAGATAACTCGTAGACAAAAAAGAAAGGGGAAGGACCGTAGATGCTTAGGTGGATGCGGGACTTCTCTTTCTATATATAACGACTCTGGATTTTGTGCAAACTGTAATGTAAGTGAAAAAGCAGTAAATAAAATGTTAAAGGAATTAAAAGGATTTATTGAGTATGAGCAAGAATAAGTGGGGGATTGAATTGAAGCCAGAGCGTATTTGTGCTATTGATGCAAGCACTAACAGTCTTGCCTATGCAACATTCCACGGGGGATCTTTAAAAGAGTATGGAAAGATTAATTTTGAAGGAAAAGATATTTATGAAAAGGTCATTGACGCTGGAAGAAAATCAAAAGGTTTGTTTGAATACATTGTCAATGTAGATGCTATTGTTATTGAGCATACTGTATTTATGAATAGTCCAAAGACTGCTGCAGATCTTGCACTTGTTCAGGGAGCACTACTTGGTGCAGCTGGTCAATCTGGAATTCGTACTATTGGAAAGGTTTCACCAATAACCTGGCAAAACTTTATTGGTAACAAAAAAATATCAAAAGAAGAAAAAGCTATAATTGTTGCAAGAAATCCTGGTAAGTCTGAGTCATGGTATAAAACATATGAGCGCAACTTACGCAAGCAAAGAACAATTGATTTTATTGAGTTTACATATAATAGGAAAGTTGAAGATAATGATGTTGCTGATGCCTGTGGTATTGGGCATTGGGCTATAAAAAATTGGGGAAAGGCTATAGGTACGGAATGATGGAAAGAGATCCTTTTAGATTTAAGGAAGAAGAGCAAGACGTTACCTTAACAGTCAGGACTCTTGCTCCTACAAAATGGATGCTTTTAGATAAAGAAACTGGTCAAGTTTACCAAGGTAGTCCAAAAGGACACTGGGATAGACTTGAACCAGTAATTAAAGAATATAAGGAGAATAAATAATGCCAGAGTTAAATGCGAACATACCGCCGATAAATTGTTATGTAAGGGGAAACTATTTAAGAAATCATCAAGATAGCCATGATAAATACTTTGAGTGCGTCGTCTTTGGTGTTTCAAGCTTAAAGTCTAGAAGCCCACTCTTTCATATTATGATGCCAGATGGTGGACTATGGTGGCGACTTCCAATTTCTGCGTTCTGTACAGAGCCAGGCATTCCAGAGGTTGATCTTCATAACTTGGTTTTGTGGAACTCATTTAGTCATCACATTGCTGTAACCCAATTTGAAAATTTAACAAACCTTAGAATGTCTTATATAGATAGAACAAAGACAATGCACAAGGGTACATACCTGTTTACATTAGATTGGCACAATCCAGATACGAATGTCTTAGATGACGGATATTCTGAAAGTCCTGCAGACCATAAATGTGGACATGTTATTCAAAGAGATGATGGAAACTTTGCAATCCAGCCTAATAATAGAGTCAGGGTATATGAGCCATCATTTACCCTTGAAAAAGAATATCTAATTGACAGGATAATTAATGAAAGAAAATACGATGTTGAAAATCAGGATAAATGGATTATGGAAAACTCTGATAGGTTTAACTATGAGATTGACGAAAACAAGTTTGACAATTAATACTATGGGTGCTAAACTATATACTTCAGAGATTTTTATGCGTAAGAGATATCTTATGGATAAGAAGACTCCAGAAGAGATTGCAAAGGAATGCGGAACTAGTGTTGAAACTATCTACGTATACCTTGCTAAATTTGGATTAAGGAAGTCAAAGCGATGAGTAAAATACAAAAGATAATGCTAGGAATAGGCATTGCAGGAGCTGTTGGAATTACATATGTTGTTACAGCTTTAAAAGGGATGCCAGAAGTCTTTGATTGGGATGATGATGACGATTTTTAAAAATATTTTTTATGTTTCATATGCAGCATCCAGACAGTTCTTTTGTAAGCATATTAATACATACACTGCATCATGTCCATATACTCGTAAAGCATATACAGATTGTGCAAAATGCTCAAAGAGATTGTCGGTTGAAACAATAGAATGAGCAACAATTTAAACATAACAGTTGATCAGGTCAATCACCCGTCACACTATACAACAGACCCGTCTGGAGTTGAGTGTATTCAAATTACTCGTCATCGTAACTTTAATATTGGAAATGCTTTTAAATATATATGGAGAGCAGGACTTAAAGATGAAGAAAAAACTATTCAAGATTTAGAAAAAGCAATATTCTATATCAAGGATGAAATAAATAGACTAGAGGGCAAATATAATGTCAACTGAAGAAGATCTAGTCAAGCACCTTGACCAAGTTAACACTGTTGTAAGTGAATACCTTAAGGGCAATGATCCTACAGTAATTTCAAAAGAACTAGACATTCCACGAACACGTGTTGTTTCTCTTATCAATGAGTGGAAGACAATGGCATCTGACAATGCTGCAATTCGTGCTCGTGCTAAAGAAGCACTTGTTGGTGCTGATACACACTACAGCAAATTGATAACAAGATCCTATGAAGTTATTGATGAAGCTTCTATGACTAATAATCTTAGTGCAAAGACTGCTGCAATTAAACTTGTTATGGATATTGAGTCAAAGCGAATTGATATGCTACAAAAAGCTGGCCTGCTTGAGAATAAAGAACTTGCAGAAGAAATGGTTGAGATTGAACGCCGTCAAGAAGTTCTTGTTGGAATACTTAGAGACATAGCATCAGAACATCCCGAAGTTCGTGACATTATTATGCAACGCTTATCCGCTATTGCAAAAGAAGGAGAAGTGATTACAGTTGTCCACGATGTTCAATGAGTTTCTAGAAGTACTCAAAGAAAATCATTTTGTTGAAAAACCTGTTGACGCAAAGACATTTGTTGAGTCTCCAGACTATCTTGGGCAACCACCATTATCCGATATTCAATATACAATCGTAGAGGCCATGAGCCAGATTTATCGTAAAGAAGATGTTGTTGATATTATGGGAGATGCAGGTGAAGAATACTATAAAAAATATACGAAGAATGAACTTATACTGCAACTTGGCAAGGGATCTGGAAAAGACTTCGTATCAACAGTAGCCTGTGCATATGTAGTATATAAACTACTATGCCTTAAAGACCCTGCAGTTTATTATGGAAAGCCTGCAGGAGATGCTATTGATATTATCAACGTTGCAGTCAATGCTCAACAGGCAAAGAATGTTTTCTTTAAAGGTTTTAAAAATAAAATTGAAAGATCACCATGGTTTGCAGGAAAGTATAATCCAAAAGCAGACTCAGTTGAGTTTGATAAATCAATCACAGTTTATTCTGGACACTCAGAGCGTGAGTCACATGAAGGTTTGAACTTGTTTATGGCAGTACTTGATGAGATCTCTGGTTTTGCATCAGAGGTAGCAACAGGAAATGAGCAAGGAAAGACTGCTGATAACATATACAAAGCTTTTCGTGGTACTGTAGATTCTCGTTTTCCTGATCTTGGTAAGGTTGTTCTTCTTTCATTTCCCCGCTATCAAGGTGACTTTATTTCTCAACGGTATGATTCAGTTATTGCTGAGAAAGAAGTAATAGAAAAAACACATAAGTTTATTATTAATGAAGATCTACCACACGATAATCCAGACAACAATTTTGAAATATCATGGGATGAGGACAATATACTTTCATATAAAATTCCTAAGATATTTGCACTAAAGCGTCCAACTTGGGATGTAAACCCTACCCGTAAGATTGATGACTTTAAGATTGCATTCTTAACAGACTTAGGAGATGCAATGATGCGTTTTCTTTGTACGCCAACATACTCATCTGATGCCTTTTTTAAGCAAAAGGATAAGCTAATTAGCTGTATGACATTAACAAATCCTGTTGATAGTTTTAGAAGGTTTGCAGAAAACTTTAAACCAGATCCAGATAAAATTTATTATGTTCATGCTGACCTTGCACAAAAGCACGACAAGTGTGCCGTTGCAATTGCTCACGTAGATAAGTGGGTAAATATTCAGGTAATTAAAGATTATGAACAAGTAGCACCTATTGTAATAGTAGATGCAGTAGCATGGTGGGAGCCAAGATCAGAAGGTCCAGTTGATTTATCTCAGGTTAAACAGTGGATTCAAAACCTAAGAAGACAAGGGTTTAACATAGGAATGGTTTCTTTTGACCGTTGGCAATCATTTGATATTCAGCAAGAGCTTAAAGCAGTAGGAATAAGAACTGATACTGTTTCTGTTGCAAAAAAACACTACGAAGATTTAGCAATGATGATCTATGAAGAGCGAGTTGCTATGCCAATGATTCCACTACTCTTGGAAGAAATGTCAGAGTTAAAGATTATGAAGGGTAATCGTGTTGATCATCCTAGAAAGAAATCTAAAGACTTGGCAGATGCTGTTTGTGGTGCTGTTTTTGGTGCCATCTCTCACACCCCAAAGGATATAGATATTGAAATAGAAATTCATACCTGGGGATCAAGTGAGAAATTTGCCAGACAGCAAAGAGCTATGGTAGAATTGGAAGACAGGCAAATGCCTGAAGACGTCAAGGACTTTCTTGACAATTTAAAACTAATATAATAAGGAGAAAAATGAATTCATTTAAGAAAATTGCTTTAGGTCTTGCTGCAGCTATGACCTTTGGCGTTATGTCAGCACTTCCGACAAGTGCTGCTGTAAATGCAGATACCTTCACAATTGATGCAGTTGCTGATACAGTAATTGCTGGTGAGTCTGCAACAGCAGTTGTAACGGTTGGGTTTTTAGCACAAAATACATCAGACACAGTAACAGTTACATCTGGTATGACATCATTGCCAGCAGGTGCTGCAAAGCTAGCAACACTTTCTGTGCTTGAGACAACCAGCGCAGTAGTTGTTGCTGGATCAGGAAACTTTTCTGCAGACGTTGCTTCAACAAGTAATTCTGTTGCAAATGTTTCTGCAAAGCTTTTGGTAACACTAGATACACCATCTGTTCCAGGAACATATGTTGTTAGATTGACACCTTCTTTGAAGACTGGTGTTACTGGTGTTCTTAACTCTGTTCCACTAACATGGACAGTAACAGTAAATGCTCCAGATCTTAAGACATCTGCAGCAACATCAACATCAATTCTTAATGCTGGAGAAACAACATCAGCAACAGCAGATGCAACAGTTTATGCATCAAAGACTGTTTCAGCAGATGCAGCAGCAGTTATTGTTGTTACACAGAAGAATGCAGCAGGCACATCGGTTGCAGAATCTCTTACAGCAATTGTTAGCGGTCCAGGTATGATTGGTGCGGGATCAAATCCAACAACAATCACTTCACAGGGTCGTGCACTTACACTTGCAGCAGGACAACACATTGGTGTCTTTGCTGACGGTACTGCTGGAGTTGGAACAGTTACAATTACAACACAGTCAGGTGTAGTTCTTGCTACAGAGTCTGTAACATTCTACGGAGATATTGCACGAATTGTTGCAACATCAACTAAGTCTGTTATTGCAACAGGATCAAACTCAGATGTTATTTCTGCAGTTGCATATGATGCAGCAGGAGTTACAGTAGGAGCAGGAACCCTATATGCAACATCAGCAGATCTTACAACAATTAGCAATACTGCAACATCAGCGACCATTGTCAATGGTGTAGCAAAGTTTGCTGCAACAGGTGTAAAGACTGGCCTAGCAAATGTAGTAATTTCAAGCGGTTCAGTTGTCTCAAACCCTGTAGCAGTTCGTGTTGAGGGTACAGCAACAACAGTAAAGATCTCATTTGACAAGGCTAAGTACCTTCCAGGTGAGGCAGCAACAATCACTGTACAAGTTCTTGATGCAACAGGACTCACATTGTCTCCAAAGACATATTCAAACCTATTTGCAACTGGCGGTATCTCAACAAACTATGCATTTGGTGGATCTAGCGATGTACTAACAGCAGTTTCTGTAACAACAGATACAGCAACAGTTAAGACATACAAGGTCTTTATGCCACTTGTACAGAACACAGTTAAGATCTCAGCAACTGGTGGATCATCTCTTCCAGTAGCAGGTCAGGTTGTAGTTTCTTCAGAAGCAGTTGTTGAAGATTCTGCACAAAAGGCAGCAGTTGATGCAGCAACAGAAGCAGCAGAAGCAGCAGATGCTGCTACAGCAGCAGCACTAGATGCGGTAAAGGCAGCAGATGCTGCTACAGCAGCAGCTCAGGAAGCATCTGATGCAGTTGCAGCGCTTTCAGCGTCTGTAGCTAAGTTAATTGCTGGACTTCAAGCACAAATTAAATCACTTGCAGCAGTAGTTGCAAAGATTGCTAAAAAGGTAAAGGCTTAATAGCTTAACAATAAGAGGGTCAGTCTTAGTGCTGGCCCTCTTTTTTGTTGCAATAAAATGATATAATAGTCTTAATAGTCATATCACCACTACGACTATAAGGAGTTAAATATTAAAAGATTATTAAGATTGGCCTTGGTATTATCACTTGCTCTATTTCCCCTGCTTTTAGTAATTGATAAAGCACACGCATTGCCAGATTCTTACACTTTGTCAGAGTACAACAATGCCCGTAGTGCTGTTCAATCTGCCGTGGAAAGCGCAACTGCAGAGGTTGTTATTGCTCAATCTAATGTAGATGCAAGCGCCGTTTACCATGAGACTTCTACTGCAACAGGCCAAGTTAACGTGGTTGTTAACGGTACTTTTGAAGACGCTTCCGCCTGGTCAAACATTGGTATGGGATCACAATCTACTATATTAAATTCAAATATTGCTAGAGTCTATAACGGTGTTCTTATTGGCTCCTACACTTATGGGTTTATCTTGCAAACAGGTACTTTTCCATCTCCAACTAGGCAGTTTACATTTTCTTACGACATGTCTAACAACAACAATAATGATGGTAATCGTCCACAAGCAGATGGTTACAGAGTAGAGTTCAGAACCTACAACGCAGCAGGACAGCGCCTAAATTATTACGATACTGGTAATCGTGCAGATATCTTTGCTTGGAGAAACTTTTCCACCACATATACTTTATCTGATGATGCAGTTCGTTGGGATATAGGATTCAGGTTTATAGATAACGGATATTGGAACGGTAACTTTGCTGGAAGTATTGACAATGTAAGTCTAGTTACAGGTGCAACCACTGTGACGCCTGCTTATACATCTTACAATCAAAATTTAGTGACAATCCTGCAGCAAAAACAATCAGAATTGCAAGCCGCTCAAAGTGCTTTATCTTCTTTCCCAGCATTGACAATAAACTCTCCAACTAACCTTGTAGCATCAGTAGAGAGTGGAACAGTCACTTTAGATTGGGATGCGCCTACATCAGGTTTAATTCCTGAACGATATGCTGTATTTTGGTCAATTCCAGGAAATGCTGGTTGGGCAGTTGCATCAACTACGACTTCAATTGTGTTAAATTCACAACTATTTTCTAGCACTGGTGGCTGGGATAAAGATTACACCTTTAGACTTAGATCAGATCACGACACAGCGCCACTATATTCTGGATGGTCTAACGAAGTGACTATTCTTCTTTCTGACCCAACTCCTCCAGTGATTGTTATTATACCTTCAGAAACTAACACAGTAACTACCCCTAGTGAAACAACAACTGTAACAACGCCTGCGCCTAGTGAAACATCAACAGTGACAACACCAACTGGACCAACAGCAGAAGAGATTGCAGCACAAGTCGCAGCGCTAGCACTTGCACAACAAGCAGAAGCAGCAAGAATACAGGCAGAGACAGCAGCATTGATTGCAGCCCAGGCAGCAGCAGCCCAAGCAGAGGCTGAAAGAATTGCTGCAGAAGAAGCAGCCAGAGAAGCAGCTAGAATTAAAGCAGAAGCAGAGGCCCAAGCGGAGGCTGATCGTATAGAGGCGGAGATTGAAGCAGCAAGAATTCAAGCAGAAATAGAAGCCAAGGCAGAAGAAGATCGCATTGCAGCAGAACTTAAAGCAGCAGAAGAAAAAGCAGAAGCGGAAGCAAAGGCAGAGGCTGAACGCATAGAGGCAGAGCGGATTGCAGAAGAAGAAAGAATTGCGAAAGAAGCAGAAGAAGAAGCTGAGCGTATAGCAGCAGAAGAAGAAGCCATTGAAGAAGCAAAGGCAAAAGCAGAGGCTGAAGCACTTGCAGAAGAAAAAAGAATTGCTGAAGAAGCAGAGGCAAAAGAATTAGAAGAAGAAAAGGCTGCTGAAGAAGAAGCTCAGGCAAAAGAAGAAGAATTAAATGAGATTCTTAAAGATGCTGAAGATGGTAAAGAATTAACTGAAGAGCAAAAGGAAGTTGTCGTGGCAGCACTAATAGAAGATCTTAAGCCAGGAGAATCAATTTCAGCAGCAGAAGTACAGGCATCTGGAATTTCATACGCAGATCTTCCACCAGAAACACCAGTAGAACTACGCACTGACGAAAATGGAAACGCACTTGTTATTACTGCTGAAGTTGCTGCAAACATAGAATTGGTTCAAGACCCAGGGGCATTATTAGAAGCAGCATTTACTGATCCAGGAGCAGCTTTAGCAGCACTTGGAAGTATTGGTGCAGACATGACAGAGGCAGAAAGAGAAGAAGCTACAGAGATGGTGGTAGCAACAGTAGTAGCAGCAGGAGCAGCAATTAATGCAGCAGCAGTTGCTGCAGGTGGAGCAACAGGTGGAAGCACAGGTGGAGGAAGTTCTGGTGGAGGCTCAGGAGCTAATTCACCAGGTTCAAGAGGAGGAAGAAAATGGTAAGAATACTAAAGAATATAGTTAAGGATCTAATAGACCAGGCATGGACTCTCCTTGGAATGTTTATTGCCTGGGTAGTTTTGGACGGAAGTGCAAAAACTATAGTTGGATACGGAATCATAGCAACCACAGGTCTATGGATATTAACTAGTCCTTTTAGAAACAAAGAAGAGTAGTATAATACAAATTATGAAGAAAATATTGTCTATCGTATCTGCAGGAGTGCTTTCATTAGCCCTAACTTCATGCGGTATGCTAGAAAATAGATATCGTTATGAATGCCATGACCCAGCTAACTGGTATAATAAAGAGTGTAATCCACCAATCTGCTTGGCAGATGGATTATGCAGTAAAGATATACTTGGTTTTGATCCTTTGGAGGGTGGCGTAAGTGAGTAAAAAAAGATATACATCAGATGAACTAGATGCACGATTAAAGTTTTTCCTTGGAATGACATTAGGAACAATCCTTTTGTTTACAACAATGGGTATTCTATATGCCCTTGTTTTTGTAACACAACCAATAGGTGAGCAGTCAGAAAATGATAAAATGTTTTTCAATGTTTTGTCATCTGTAGCAACATTTATTACTGGCACACTTGCTGGTATTTTGATTGGTAAAAATGGCGGAAGCTCAGAAGTTACACAGCTTTATCAACTAGATGATCAACAGTCTATTCAGACATCTGCACCTACTGTAACAGTAGATGATTTTGATGATCTTGATGATTTTATTGACTAAATAATAAATTACTTGACACTATATAGGGTAGATGATATACTTAAAGGTAATCATCTAAAGGGGTTTATGCATGACTTGTATTGCTGTAGTAAAACATGAAGATAAAATCTACATGGCTGGAGATCGTGGTGCCTCTGATGATGGAACTATTTTAGCACTTGATGCTCCAAAAGTTTGGAAAATAGGACCATACCTTATTGGGTATGCTGGTGCAATGGACGGAGAAAGAATCCGTTATAACTTTAAACCAACACCTCCAAATATTAAAGATACTGATAAGTTTATGCAGACTAGGTTTATTAAAGAGCTTCGTGAATTCTATAATGAGTTCTGGGTTGACACATCTAAGGATGGAGATCTTGGTTTAATTATTGGAGTTCGTGGTGAGATATATGAGCATAGTTCTGCTGATATGTCTTTATCTAAATATACCCTGCCATATTTGGCTATGGGTTCTGGAGCTGAGTATGCTTATGGAGTTTTGTATGCAACAGATAAACAAAAGAATGCAAGAAATAGAGTTATGTCTGCGGTAAGTGCAGCGATAAAATTTAGTCCATCATGCATGGGTCCAGTTGACATAGTAAGTCTTTAGAGATATACTTTATATATGAGCGATGAATTTGATGAAATTTTAAAAGACATTCAAAGAAAAGAGTCAGACTTCAACGAGTTTGATATTTGGCTTGAAAATGGAATTAGCAGAGGCTGGATAACAGAGCCATTCTGCAATACTCATGATGGAGATCCATACATGACAGAAGAAGAAATGCAAGAATGGCAAGATGGCGGAGATCCTTGCCAAGTAGTGTTCAAAATAAAAGAATAATAAACAAACAACAATAAAAGGGGTAAAAATGAAGAAAATCGTAGTAGTTTTAGCATCCATTGCAATGTCACTAATTGCAGTTCAGCCAGTACAGGCACAAGATCAAAAGGTATTAGCAATTATTGATACAGCAATTGATTCATCAAGAATGCCAAATGTAATTCATGAGGTATGTTTTACTTATAATGACACATGTAATAACAAGGCTGGCTACCATGAAGGCCCAGGATCTGCCCAGATTAATGACTGGAAGATTAAGGGTGCACTTCATGGATTTAGCATGGCTCAAGTTGCAGTTCAGGCAGACCCAAATGTAAAGATTGTTTTTATCAGAATCTCTGATGAAAAGGTATACGATACATTTTCCATGATTCGTAATGACGGTGGATCAATTGCTCGTGCTATTGATTGGGTATCAAACAATGCAGCAAAGTTTAACATCAAGGCTGTTTCTATTAGCCAGTCACGAAGCAACTTTCCTGTAGGTACATGTCCGTCTGATAGCTTGTTTGAGTCATCAGTGAGCAAGCTAAAGTTACAGAATGTTCCAACATTTGTAGCAACTGGAAATGATTCAAAGAAAAATCAAATTGGATTCCCAGCATGTGTATCAGGTGTATATTCTGTTGGTGCAACAGATGCCAACAACAACGTAATTAAATCAAGTAACATTAATGCAACAACTAGTCTTCTTGCTTTTGCATGCTTTAGCTTTAATAAGCAGGCATGTGTAGAAACAGTAGATTATTTTGGAGTTAAGAGGCCAGTAGTTGGAACATCTACTGCTACAGTTCTTGCTGCTACTCTTGCTATTAACAAGAATGTTACTGGTAGTTTTGACCAGTTCTTGTTAACACTTCCAAAATCAAACAACTATCCATATATATCTAAGTAAGAGGTTTTGGTCTGTAGCTCAGTTGGCAGAGCGGGGCACTGTTAATGCCCATGTCGCAAGTTCAAATCTTGCCAGACCAGCAATGCGGAAGTAGCTCAATGGTAGAGTACTACCTTGCCAAGGTAGATGTTGCGAGTTCAAGTCTCGTCTTTCGCTCCACAACATGATATAATAATGTTGTACTGCCTACGGGGGTACATTAACTTATTCGCTTGAAAGGGGAATAACATGGTAAGTAATTTCGCAATGGATCTATTCAATGATCCTTTTTTTATTGGATTCAATAGGGATCTAGGTCGCTTAAATAGCGCACACAAAACAAACACAACATCATATCCTCCATATGATCTTCT